CAGAACTCATATACAATGTATTTGTATTCTTCGTCGACTATTCTAGAAATGACCAGTATGGTCTCATTAAGAAATTTTACGATGAAAAGCAAAAGACACAATTGAAGAAACAAAACAAACAACCAATAAAAAAGACGTTTGATGAAAACGATTACATGAGTTTTGACACCCTCGAAGAGTTCAATGTTCGTAAGCGTTGGAATCGAATCATAGATAACGTCATAAAAAATCCAGAGTTTTATGCGTGTGTTTCAAGCATGAATAGAAAAACATTCTCTATTAAGTAGTGATGAAGTCGAAGGCGTACATTCTCAGGCAAATTAAAGACCTTCTCATCGATAACAGGGTGCATACACCGGAACAAGCCGATGAGAAGATTGAAGAAATTAAAGACATGAAAGTGTACGAACTTTTAGTTATGAAAAAAGAACTGGCGTCGAGTGTAGAGTTACCAGACTTGTCATTCGTATCAGCTGTGAGTAGGTATTAAAAAATAGACGCGTATGTAATACAAGTATGTTTAAAAGATGGTGTTCTCAACAGGGATTCGCTCACGGAAACCAGTTATCACATGTGCTCATGGACGGTGGAGTCCTCTCCGTGCCATTTGATAAATTGGATGAGTTTTATACGAAATATATAGAGTGTGTTCGACACGGAGAAAAGGTCTTTGTCGTCGAACAAAAGACACCGACATATAATTTTTTCGTTGATATTGACTATAAAAATACGGAAGCTTTGAGTATCGAAGAAATTCAAGACATCTGTAAAATTATTTGTGATAAAGTCAAGCGTCACGGTGGAAAAGAGTGTCTTATTTCAGTGTCACCTCCAAAAAAAGTTGGAAGTCTCACGAAAACAGGTATTCACTTAAATTGGCCGGGTTTTGTGGTGAATCAAGTATCTGCAATCGCACTCCGAGAACATATTCTTGTGGCCTTATACACGGTAAAGAAGTCAATCGATTGGAATGAAATCATAGATTCTTCTGTATACGGTGACATACAACGTCGTTCAAAAGGGAGTGGGTTTCGTATGCCGTGGTCGCATAAAAAGGGAAAACACGACTCGTGTGACGGGAAAGGGTGTAGTGATTGTCACAACACTGGTAAAATTACTCAAGTTGCATATTTACCAGTTTTTGTATACAAAACCGGACCCCTTAGTACACTCTTACGGATAGATCAAACACCCGACAAGGAAATTTTAGCCATGGCAGCGGTTCGAACCGAAAATCAAGACTTCGTACACGTGGAGAGTCCATCTAGAGCCATCAAAGAAGGATCATTCACCGATGTTCAGACGAAGGATGAATTACATGACGAAGAGACGAAAATGCTCCTCGAAGACTTTGTTCGTGTGAATCTCGAAGGTCAAGGAGATGCACACATTACAAAACTTTTCAAGTTTAAGAATCAGTACCTTGCATCAACAACCTCAAAGTACTGTGAAAACCTCAAACGTTCTCATGGTTCAAACCACGTATGGTTTTACATAAGCGGTGACAAAATCACACAGAAGTGTTTTTGTCGATGTGAAACACTCCGAGACAGGCGTAATGGCTTTTGTAAAGATTTTTGTGGTCGGCGACATATACTTAAACCACAGATAGTAGAACGGTTATATCCAGAAAAGGAAAAGATAAAACAATGCCCGGATATAAAAACGGACAATAAAAGAGAAAAATCCGATATAGACTATGTTGAAGCAAAGGGTCATGTCGAACGATACATTCGATCGTGTATGCCTAAACATGATCAGGTCACGGTGATTAAAATTTCGAAAGAGCGTCAAAAATATATAGCGACAACAACTTCAAATTATTGTGAAGTGGCAAAGACAAATCACGAAACATATACATCATTTAGAATAGAAAAGGGTAAAATATTCCAGGATTGTCAGGTGTGTCGCAAGAAGGGTCGAATCTATGCACTCAATACAAAGTCCGTGAATGTATTGTACCCGAATAAAAAATAACATGTAATTACAGATATGGCGTTCATTCTATTAGGTGTGGGTATAGTCCTTGCATCAAAACTCGCCTTCAAAGAAGAGCCAGAAGAAGATCCGTTCATGGATCTCAAGCGTGAAGCGCACGTGTATTCCGGTGTCAATCCGTCCGTCTTTATGCATTTCATTTCAAAATTCAACTTGGCGCAAAGATACATGCACGTGGATGTACATATGTCTCAAAAATATATGCTTGAATCACTCGATAACCTTGAAGATATTGCTTTATATGCAGAATCGGGTGATTATGATATCCAGGAACCGATACACACACTCGCAAAGAAAATAGGATACACTTTCGAAAACCGACTCATGAATATTGCAATAAACAAGGGTGTTACTCTTTATCCAAAATACTTAAACAATAGAATCAATTAAAAAGAAAATGTCGATCACTAAGACTCGCTCAGGACGCCAGATAAAGAAACCCGAATTGTTTAAACCGACCGAAGACGTGGTTGTCGACGATTACGCTGAAGATGATCATGATTCTGATTTGGGGAGTGAAATCGACACGGAAGATGAATACGATTCTCAAGACGACTCGGAATTCGAAGACGACGATGAAGAGGCTGATGAAAATGGAAACCTTAAGGACTTTGTCGTTGACGAGTCAGATGAATCAGATGAGGAAATTTAGCTTAAAAAAAAGATGATTTGTATAACAAAATGGAGACGGATATAGGAAATCCCATTGATTATAAGTCTGAGATCGAATCGTTAAATAAAGAATATGATGACCGCGACGATTTCTATGACGATCACCAACAACCGTCTTATAATATGCAACAACAGGCTCCTCCCCCGCCTCCACCAATGTTCCCGGGTGTACAACAGCAATGGCAGCCGATCGATGTAAACAAGACGAATGATTTGTTTTCATCTATCGATAAGACAGCGTATATTATTATTTTTGTAGCCTTTATTCTAGGCTTTTTTATGGGAAAAACCATGCAACCAGTCATCCTCAGACCATCCTGAAGATGAAAATGGTTCAAAGTCACCGATATCACCGGTCGCCGGTTCCGTAAAATACGCACGACTCACGACGAGTGGATCCTTTAGCAATTCTAAACCCACTTCAAAAGCAGTATCACTTTTGTTTTTTCTCTTTTTGTACAAGGAAAAAAACAAAATAAATAGCGCCGCGACAATAGTTAATGTTATGATATTAAGAATGACGCTGAGCATATTATATTATACTCATAATTTTTTTTATGCTGACGTCACTTCCTCACCCGATTCTTCTGCCTTTTCTTCAATCTTCCCATCCGTCGACGACTCCGCTTCAGCTTCAGCTTCGCGCTTCTTTCGGTGTTCTTCAACTTCGGACGCAACGATCGCATCCGCTTCCTTTACGAGTTCTTCCATTGGGGTGTCCGGCTTTTCCTTTTGGAGACGTTCCAACACCTCAGCCGGGTGACTGATAGGTGATTCGTCGGGTTTCGTGTAAAATTTGGAATTTTCATCACCAGGCTTGATGTAAGAACCATCTGTGCGCACAGACATCATGTCCTTCTTACGTTCTTCGAACATCTTTGCAGCCTGAATTTGGTTTTCTCTATATCCCTGCATAATCTCTTCAAGCTTTTCATTTTGATAGTGGACATCTTCAATCGTATCACGGTCCGGTGGGATCAACAACCACTTATACATATCGACGACGTAAATATCAAACGTCGAATCTTCCTTTTGAAGGCGCTTTGCGTGATTCGCTGCTTCATCACGAGTCGCAAACGCACCGCGGATTTTAATACCAAACTTATCATTTTTTTGGGGGCACTCGGGACCAATCACAGACAGGCATGCGAAAAGCTGTCCGGGAACCGTCGTGTAGTCTTGTTCAAGAGAAGCCATTATAGTCATGTTACGATAATAAACTTTAAGCCTTTTGAGTCACTAAGTCGTTTAAAAGACTGAAAATAGTAAAGATAAATGGAAGACCTTCGAAGGACGCACAATGATGCAAAACGTGAGCTGATTCAGTCAGTCACGAAAGAAGGTCACCAAATTCTTGACGTGGGATGTGGTTTTGGTGGAGATCTCCAGAAATGGCGTGCGTGTGGTGCAAATATAAACATGTGTGATCCAGAACCGTCGGCGCTCGAGGAGGCGAAGACACGCGCAAAAAACATGAAAATCCGTGTCAATTTTTATCAAGGTGATATTTTCAATTGTCCACACAGATACTTTGATATCATCTGTTATAACTTTTCACTCCATTATATATTTCAAACGCGAGATCTTTTCTTTGATTCACTGCGCGAAATACGAAAACGCATGAGACCCGGCGGACGACTCATAGGCATCATACCTGATTCAGAAAAGATCATATTCAAAACACCATTGACGGACGAATTGGGTAATTTTTTCAAACTACGGTATCCGGGAAATGGTGGCTTTGGTGAGAAATTATTCGTACACTTGGTTGATACACCATTTTACGCAGATGGACCTCGTTCAGAACCAGTCGCATTTAAGGATCGATTAATTACACATCTAGAAGACATGGGATTCAAATTAGAAATGTGGCAGGGTCTGCAAGGAAATCGAATTTCGGAACTCTATAGTAAATTTATCTTTGTATATAAAAAATGATAGCGTGGTTTCTGCTCATCATAATTAATTTAGTGATACTCACAAAAACGCGTGAACCCCAGCGACTTGTCGAGGTAAAAGAAAAGTACAGGCGGTTACGAGAACACTTGAGTGAAACAAATAATGAAAAGTTCAAAATGTTAACACGATGTATTCCAATCACGGCCATGCATAGAACACGGGGACCGATTGGATACAATACGAACAAAGGTGTCGACATCGGGTTATGCATCGACGGACAAAATTCAAATCAAATCTTTCATGTGCTCATCCACGAACTCGCGCATACGACCGTGCGTGAATATTCTCACTCTCGGGAATTCTGGGACAACTTTGTTGAACTTCGCCAGATTTGTATCAACCTTGGAATATACGAGAAGATCTCGTCAAGGACGAAGTTCTGTGGTCAGTACATTCAGGATAAATAATCTTCACTAAATTTATATGAAGACTCCAGTGTCCCTCGTGGCGAAAGCCATTGGTCTATGGATCGGTGTCATGCTTGTGACGCAATTGCCACTCCTCATTGAAAACTACAACGCGCGTCTCGCGCTGATGACGATCGCCATGCCAAATATTCTCAGACTGATTGTCGGAAATATTCCACAATTGGCCGTCGATCAAAAGTTTATGATGATCGCATCTATTTTCTCGTTCTTGTTGGCGTTTGTTTTTGGACGCATTAATAAGAAGTCGCAGGACACTGTCAAGAACTATGGTAAAGACACAAAGAAAACACTGCAAGGTAGTGTATTATTTGTGACCACTTTTACGTTGGGTGCGTTGATTACCTACTATTCGGGTATTCATAAGACGCTCTACACGCAAATGGGTTGGGAAACTGCTAATAATGCGGCACCCGTGGAACCCGTGGCGTCAGCGATGAACGTGTCGACCTATTAATTAGTTCTTCACGACATACGTCTTCGTAATGTAGAAAATAAGAGCGGCGACGAGACCCGTCGAAGCCAAACCAACCGCACTTCGAGAGCCATTCTCACTCAGAAACTTGGGTACAGTACTCGCAAGCTTCTCCTGGACCGGCCTACTCACAGCAGCGGCAGTGCACACACCCGCGATCAATGCAAACAATTGATCGTCGGTCAAATTCATAATATTTTTACTCTTCGGTTCCACCTTCTTTTCTTCAGTCGGCATGGGTGCGACTTGTTGCATTTGCGGCGCGGTTGCGAGAACACTTTGCATGCGCGGTTCGGCGGTCATCATCGGAGGAGCCATGATATCCGGGGCGGCGCTCGCACCTCCCATAAGTTCGGAAATCGGGGTGGAATCCATGGTCGTTGTATCTTTACTTTGACTCATATTTTTTTCATGTGCATTTTCTTGCACGAATGTAGTCGATGGGTTATCGAGCGACACCATACCATCATCTTTATCATTCAGGTTCATCGTTCGTATGTCAGACATTTATATAGCCTGAGTTTTTTGAAATATACACGTGACGCATTTTTACTTTCTTTTGATCACCGTGAGTCGAGTTTTCTTCGTTGCATTTTTTGCATCGTCTTCTTTTTGTTGTAAATATTTAGGATTGTACATTTTCTTATGCGCCTGCCATAAACTAGGACCACCAACCCTGAAATTTTTCCTGATGGTCGCTTTGTACCAAAAAACACAATCGGATATTTTATTTGATTTTACGGTATTATCAAGTACTAAACACTCGTAATTTTCTGTGCACTGATCCATCACCTTACAAAACATATCAAACGATGGAAAAATGCCAAAAAAGGATTTATACAGTTTTTCTCTGTTCTGTATGATGTTTTCCCTGAGAATAAATACATAATCCACGTTGGCTCGTAAGGCGGGAGGGAGGTCCATGACATATTGCATTGTAAGCATAAAGAAGATCTTCCAGTGTCTGCCGTTCATGAAACATTGACGAATACATGTATCCTTAAGAAACTTACTATCATACATACAATCGTCGAGAAGCATGAACGCACCGCAATTGTCTTTTCCTGCGCCCACAAGTTTTCTCTGTCTTGCCATCACGCGTTCGATAGCTTCGCGATCATAGTCACCGTAAATGAAAAGGTCTGGAATGAAATCTGAGTAAAAATGATTCCCCTCCTCTGTTCCAGACAGTACTATTCCCGCTGGGAGATGTTTTTTATGGTACATAATGTCTTTCACGAGGGTCGACTTCCCTGTGTTACGCTTACCTATAAAAACACATACCCGATCATCGCTCATATTTTCGGGTTTGAATTTCCTCAGTTGAAGATTCATTCTACTGTAGTGAACCGTTTTATTTCGCAAAATTTTACTCACATACAGTAGATATGTCTGGACGTGTGAGACTTGCTGTCACTGGTATCCAAGATCAATGGCTTACGGGTGAGCCACAGTTTTCGTATTTCTTGACATTGTTCAGACGACATAGTAAGTTTGCACTCGAGCAGATTGAAAGTCCATTTGATGGAAAAATTGATTTCGGTGAAATACTCGAGTGTCGAGTGCCACAAAACAAGGGAGATCTCATCAAGAATATATCCCTAAAGATAACCCTAAGTGATCCAACACCAGACGAGAGTAATTCCATCAACAACGTCGTATACGTACCATCCGTGTGTACGGAACTCATCGAATATGCCGAACTTCTGATAGGTGGGCAAACTATTGAACGTATCACAGGCGAATATATTTTCATGCATCAACAACTCTACAATAATGATGACGACGTTGCACAGTCGCTCTATTTTTTGAACGGTCACGGAAACTATCTTGGATACCGAGGTGACTATACGTATTTCATTGATTTACCTTTCTTCTTTTATAGATATCCAAATCTCTCGATTCCTATTTGTGCCCTCACAAAACAACTCGTTGAGGTTCGAGTCAAATTACACCCACTCAATAAGATTGTTCGTGATACTAAAAACAATATCGTTCCTACGAACGTGACGGCATCCATTAAGAACATTTCCATGGATACGGAATTTGTCTTTGTTGGAAACGACGAAAAGAACTATTTGTTGACCCGCCCGCTTGAATACGTGATTACGCAACTACAAATGTCACAATTTACGATGCCTTATGGACTAGACACAAAGTCAGTGATGTTGAAATTTCAACATCCCGTCAAGGAAATGTACTTTGTCGCTCAAAACGATTACTATACCAGTAATAACCTTCCTTTGAATTTTGAAAAGATTGATAACGTCGAACTCAAATTTAATGACAATCAAGTATTTAACGCTGATCACAAATTCATTACGTATCAACAACCGTTCGCACATCACACAAATTCACCGACAGTGCTCGGTGTTACGGCAGTAAATCCAATATTCGGTGTATATTCGTTTGCCGAGCGACCCCAGGTTGAATACCCAACAGGTCAAGTGAATATGAGTCGTGTATATCACAAACTATTCACAGTAAAACTTGACTCAACTACGAGGGGAACAAATACGATTCGTGTATACGCAAAAAATTATAACGTCTTGCGCATTCAAAGTGGATTAGCTGGTTTAAAATTTTAACCCTTTATAGTAGTAATGGCTGGTAGACTTCAGCTCGAGACAACCGGTCCACAGGACAGGTTTTTTACAGTTGAACCACAGTTTACGTATTTTACGAAACGCTTTTCCAGACATACAAATTTCGCGAAGTCATTCACGAAACTTGACTTTGATGGTGTCGCCGATTTTGGAACCACTCTTCGTAGTAGAATTCCAGTGAATATAGGAGACTTGTTAAAAACCGTAAGCCTTGAGATTGAACTCGAATCTATTCCAAACGCATCGAGTAGTGGTATTGGGTATATTGAATCTATAGCCCACGCCATGATTGAATACGTGGATCTCATAATCGGGAATAAGGTCATACAGCGCATTCCGAGTGATTACCTTCAGATTTATTCGGAACAAAACTGTACACAAACAAATCAAACAGCTTTATCTAAACTGATAGGAAAGTACCCGAACAGACAATCATCCGTGCGTGTGGCAGATCCTTCGATCATTGGATATCTCGGAGCCGCCACATCATCACAAAAGTACTTTGTTGACGTTCCTTTTTATTTTTATAAGAATCCAGAACTCGCAATACCACTATGCTCCATCGATAAACAAGAAGTTGAAATTGAGGTAAAATTTAGGGACATCCGAGATGTGGTTATTGACAATACGACCATATCCGTAAATAACGTGACTTCGTACGCACCGCACACGACCGCGGGTATTGGATATGAACTTGGTAACTACTTACAAATAAGTGTAGATATTGATGGTGAAGCGACGGGTGATGAATCTGGTTTTTCAGTCGCCATGTCCACTGATGGGACAATCATGGCTGTCGGCGCCCCCAACAACGACGCCATTCCGAATGATTCTGGACATGTACGTGTATATAGACTCGTGAATCAAACTTGGGTACAATTGGGATCAGATATAGACGGTGCCGTCGCGAATGATTTCTTTGGTCAGGCTGTTTCTCTTTCGGGTGACGGAACGGTACTCGCCGTTGGCGCACCGGATCATAACTATAACGCCATTTCAAATAACGGACAAGTCAAAATTTATAGATGGAATGGAAGTACTTGGGGGAGTGGCCAAGAAATAAACCCAATCACACACCAAACGAACCAAAACCTAAACTTTGGTGCTGCGCTTCAGTTATCACACGACGGAAATACAATTGTGATTGGTGGACGCGGGTACTCTACGTCACAGGGTGTATACTACGTCTATGTATATCAAGAAGGTGCCTGGACTCAAAAACATATGGAATTTGGACAAGCGAGTGGTGATGCACTTGGATATAGCGTTTCTATATCTGGTGATGGTACGCGCGTTGCGGGTGGCGCAAATAATCCAGATGGTACGAGCTACGTTAGAACGTTATACTTTAATTCAAACACACAACAATGGCTTCCGCTCGGTGAATACATAAACAGTGAAAATCCGGGTGATGAATTTGGCTTTTCTATTAATTTGTCGGGTGATGGTCACAGACTCGCTGTAGGGGCTCCAAAAAACACGTCTTCAACCGGGCATGTCAGGGTATTTGAATATTCATCGTCAAATGGTTGGATACAACTCGGCCCGGATGTCGATGGTGAAGCGTTGGGTGATCAAAGTGGTACTTCCGTCGCACTCTCCGAAGATGGGAGTATTCTCGTCGTGGGTGCCAACTTAAATGACGGAACTGGTGGAGACGCCGGACATGTGCGTGTGTATAGTTACGGTGTGAGTGGTTGGGAACATGTGGGTAAAGACCTCGACGCCGAGGCCTTGGGTGATGAACTCGGTTGGTCGGTGGCTATTTCTGGTGACGGTACACGAATCGCCGCGGGTGCAAAATCAAATGACGGAACTGGTACGAGTGCGGGACACGTCCGTGTGTATGATCATTTGAAACGTTCGTATTTAGAAAATCTAATTAAAACCTTTAACATGAATCTCGAACTCATCTTTCTCGAAAGTGCCGAAAGACTTAAAATTCAACACACACGTCGCGATTTTGTCATCACACAGATTCAGGAGAATGCATTCAAAATTCCAAAAGGAGTTCGTGATAACACGGTAAATCTGGCATTCGTGAATCCAGTGAAAGAACTCTTTTTCGTGTTCCAACGTGAAAATAATCGAAAATTCAGTGATTTCGTGACGCCGTTTGATTATGATAACATATATATCGCCGTCGATAATCGACTCTTCTTTTATGAAAACCTGGTGTCACTTGATTTACGTCTTGACGATGAACAAATTATCACAGGAGAAACCGGGAAGTTTATGTTTCTCAAGGCACTTCAACCGGGCATTCACCACGCAAAAACGCCTCTCATTCGACGATTCTATTCGTACAACTTTGGATTTGAACCAGAAAAACCATACCCAACAGGTCAAAAGAATTTTTCACTCGTAAAGAATCAAACACTCAAAATGAATCTCACACCGAACGATACACATGACAGAAATTTAAGAGTCTACGGCCTAAGTTACAATATTCTTAGAATTATGGACGGAATTGCACAAACTATTTTTGGAGATAATTAATAAATGAAGACTGGATTCGATCTCAGTGATACGAGTAACGATATGTATGACAGTCACTTGAAAACTCTCATAGATATCGTGACACCGGTTATCGAAAAGGCTATCATTCTTTCGTGCGAATACGCGAAAGCATGTGGTCGTGATGCAGTCCTCGGTAAAGATTTCGAGTATGCCGCAAAGTATTGTGCGATGCGCACAGTCGGGCAACAAATTGGAAGTCATTTTCCAGAAATATATGAAGACACCGAAGACGACGAAAACGTTGACGAAATTGACCTTATTAACGATGACAGTATCGAGTTTGTTCGTTATTCAGGAGACGACCCTTCATTCAAGGCTATGAACGATGCGTACGACGCGTGGGACTCCTGGCAACCCCAGAGTCCGGTAGAAGAGCTCTTAAAAAATGCTATTAATAGTAATGAGCACTGTGGAGGGATGGACAGCGAATGAATTTAAACTCATCGATGATGATAGTGACTCTAACTCCGACTCTGACTCGGAGTCGGATAGCGATACGTCCAGGACGAAAGGTTATAAAAAAATAGAATACAAGAAGATCGCACTCGAAGAAGACCTACTCCCGGAATAATTTCTGTTTGTATATTATATTATACAATGAAGCAGGCGATCGACGCTGTTAACTTGGTGACCCAGGAGCTCGAGTCTCAATCCCTCAACGCTGTCGTTGCGGGTTTCTCTTTCGCGGCCGCGCTCGCGTGGATGGACTTGGTTCGATTCTTGATCAACCAAATCGTTAAGGTTCAGCGCAATGGTGGTATGCATTATACGTTGACCGCCTTGTTCACGACGCTTTTGTCCGTGACTGTCTACTTGGTGATGTCTCAAATGTCCTCTCGTGTTCGCAAGCCGCTCCAGCCAGTTTACGCTGTTACGCGGGCGTAAGCGGTTTACGTTTTGTAAGCATCAAAGCGATGATGCCAATAAAAACAATCATAGCTATGGAAGCATACTCTTTCCATCTATAAGGATTCTCCAATTCAGGAATACTTATTGGTGGCGGTAACTCCGTTTTTCGATCAACTTTAGGTAAACTTTCGAGTTTGTCAGTAGACCCAGTAATTTCCAACTTAAGCACATGATCTTGGTTTCTAAAATCATAAGGAATGAGACGACCATGACTCATATAGAAGAACTCGACTCGCAAATCACGAATAGATCGCTGCGGTCCAGAGTGAAATTCGTGTGTCAATGGATCGTCAGCTCCCGCGTGAACTATTTCACCACTTTTCGTAAGAATACGCCCCGTATAAAAGGGTGTATTTGAGTATACAGTTTTATTGAACTGGTCGGATCCAGAACTCAAACGGACAATAATCGAAGTCGGTCCAGTAAGATTTAATGCACCCGTAATAATGCGACCATTTGTCGATGTGTAATCAAGAGAAGCAAAACCTAAAACCTGGTGTGGTGTTGTGTTTGAAGACGTATTACTCGTATATCCATTTAGACCCGTTCCGAATTCAAAAGTAAATGCATTTGAATCACCTACATTTGAAAATGTTAATGCATTCGTATCATCGTCGTATACAATAGAGGTTACATTAGATACAGGTGGAGCGAGTTCATTCAAAAGATCGGATGCAAGATCATGTGCATTCGAATAATTCGTTTCATTGAGCGTGACGAGTGTTCCATCCACAGTAAACGATTTATTTGCGGAATGAATGAGAAGTTGTGTATTTGGAATTTTTGCTGATACGAGTGAAATTTTCGAAACGTTATAGATTGGATTTTTCAAACTCACAACATATTCGGAACATGATGGATGCAAAGTAGCATCTCTTTCACTGCTATCGATGTCGAGGCTGTAGACCTTCATTAAAATATAGGTACAATATTTTAATGAGTGTTTTACTCGGATATCTAAATCAATCTAATAGAAGCGTTGTGCCAATGGATTCTTTACAAGCTGATTCTTCGCCACGTCGAGTTCATTACATCGGGCATTCGGGTTTTCGTTACCCTTGTACGCGTTGAGGTTGTAATACTTATCATTCGTGTAGTGTTGCGTCCAGCCACCGTTCGCGGCATTCATGCGACCATCGATTCTGGTGGTATCGGCTCGAACACTGGAAAGAACACCACTTTGCTTCAAAGCAGTTTCTCGAACATTCATACGACCCGCGTTACCAGGTCTGTTCGCCTTACCACGACGATCATCCGCTCTGAAACCATAGTTTTGGAGTTGTTCTGTAGTGTATCCCTTGTAACCACGTTCCTGGGCGATTGTGCTACCAGGGGCATTCTTGTAACCACCATGGAAATTATGAATACCCGGAGCCGGATGATTATTGTACTGATACTGGAATTCATTCGCATCAGACTTGTTACGCGTCGGGTCTTGCGCCATCGTTCCTAGAGGAATGAAACGCTTCGCCGGTGCATTTTCGAGACCATCCGTACGCAAACCAGTCTCGGCACGGTTCGTCGTACGCTTCGTACGTTCGTGTTCCTGTCGAACCATACGCCCACCCATGCCCTGCGCGCGTCCGGGCATTTCTGGGCGTCGACTTGGAAGGAATGCCGTCTTTTCTGGCATGTTATGCGTGACTTCACCAATGACACCGTGGCGACCACCGGAGATATCGTGCGCTGGACCAGAACGACCTGGGAGCGTCGTCAAACGGTATTCACCGACATTGACAGGATTGACACGGAACAACTGCTGATATCCACCGTACGCCGGAACATTCGGTCCAACACCAACACCCGGACCAACCATTTGCTTCTCAATCGGAGACAGATTGTTCATACGACCTTGATCGTACATACGATTGCGCATATTCAAGATTTCTTGACCACCGCTTCGTTGTTGTGGAGCAATGACAGCAAACGACGGTGTTTCATTCTTCGGTTGCACAGACACTGGATTGTCGAAACGAGTTTCTCTGAATTCTGGAACCTGATCAGACAAGAGAGGTTCTTGTGGTTCAGTAATGAGACGGGGACCTAATTCTGGAGGTTCGGTATCTTTACTGAGGGATCGACCCATGTACACCAAACCGGCGACAGCTAATACTGAGATGGGATCAGCCATTCTTACTTCTTGCTAATATTTTTATTATGGTATCTCTGATTAAACAAGCCATTCTGAAGATCGGCGCGCGTACTGGTTGGTTCATAGCTCATGGATTTAAGCGGAACTTTACATTCCATATTTTGAAGAGGAAAGAAGTTACGTTCATGAGTTTTGACCAAGAACTTGTTAAATTGAGACGTCGACTGAGGTCTGAGCTGATCGCTTGTATCGATATACTGCGCTGGAGATCCCTTACCAGCCATGTACGGTGCGGTAC